AAACATTGTTGCAAGTCCACCTTTATTGTAATCAGTTCTTCCTCTACCAGTTCTATTACTTACTGGACCACCACTTGTTGCATTAGTACCAAAACCTTGTCCTGAATCATAAGATTGTTGACCATCAGAACCTAGTCCATAGTTAGTTGCTCCATGTATATTAGGATTATATTGTCTTGCTGATTCTGCTCTAGATGCTGCCGCCGCTGCTTCCGCTTTTTTAGCTGCTTCTGCTTTTCGTTTTTCTTCTGCAGCTTTAATTTGTGCGTCTAGTCTATTTTTAGCATCTAGTTGTTGTTTTCTAAAATTAAATTTTGTTCTCATCATCTTGGTCATATCATTTGCTTTCTTAACCGCATCTAAATTTTTTCCAGTGTACATTCCTGTTTCTTCATCAAACTCTACACCGTATTTATCTGAAAGTCTTCCTGTTAAACTTTCTCTTAAACTATTAAAACTTTCTCCAACTGCTTCTGCATAATTACCAAAAGCCGATCTTGTATTTAAACCAAACGGAT